GCCGCTAATTTCTCCTCATAACTGTACTTCATAAAACACCCCAAAAGTTATGTCCAACTTTTGGGGTGCAGTTCATCGAATATCCTCTTTTTTCTTGTCGGGGAGACTGGATTCGAACCAGCGACCTCCAACTCCCGAAGCTGGCGCGCTAACCGGACTGCGCTACACCCCGAACATTTGGGGCTCTTATCGTTTTAAGAGCGCACAAAGATAAGTCGAAAATCCGAAAAGTCAAAATAATTTCTGCAAAAAACGCCTTCCCGGTTATATTTCGGCTGCCGCCTCTTCCGTCAGCGCTTGCAGTACCCCTTCTGTTGCCTATCCCCGTTGCCTTTCTCTGTTGCCCCTTCCATCATCCCTTTCGGCACCTTTCCAATCGTCCTTTCCGTCGTCCCTTCCATTGTCTCACCCTGTTTCCCCGTTCCGTCTCCCGCCTGCAAGCCCCGTGCTTTCGAACTGCTGCTGCCGGGTGGCTGCGATACATGGTCGCGGACGGTCTGCGGGGCGGATAATTTCCGCAGGTCACTATACCCGCCGCTGCACATCGGTTTACACAACTAGTCGAAAAACGTGTTAACCGAGCAAAAACCGGCAAAATAGGATGCTTTGCGACAAACACAAAAAAGCCTTCCAGAGCTGTCTGAAAGGCTTTTTTCTCGTGTCGGGGTAGCGGGATTCGAACCCACGACCCCCTGCTCCCAAAGCGTAATTCGGCGATTTTTGCCGATTTTCGGCGATTTTTATTTTATTTTGTAAATGTCTGTTTATCAGATGTAAATATAGCTATTTTATTTCAATCTGTTTTTGCTTATTTCGATTAAATCCGTATATTTGTGTATAAATTGTGTACCGCAAATTAAAATTTATACACAAAATGAACTATTCAAAAGACGGTGTGACGGTGGCCGCAATGTTTGATACCGCGCACCCGAAAAAGTCCGGTAAGTGCCCCGTAAAAATCCGTGTTACCTACAATCGAGTGCGGAACTATTATCCGACTGGAAAGGATTTATCGCCGGAGGAATGGGAAATACTGCCGACTACAAAGGTGCGTGCACTTGTAGCGATCCGCAAGGACATCGAAAGCAGCTACCAGATCGTGCGGGCGGCTGTTGAGGAGTTGGCAGGGGCTGGCGGGTTCTCGCTCGACGCTCTCAATAACCGACTAAAAGGCGCAGCATCCGATACGGTTAATACGATGTTTCGGGCGAAAATAGCAGAATTGGAGAAGGCCGGACGTATAGGAAATATGTTGATATACGACAATGTATTGAAGGGGTTGGAGCGGTTTGCCGGGATGCGGATTCGGTTCGATGTTATCACGGTGGCGTGGTTGGGAAAGTATGCCGATTTCATGCGTAAAGAAGGGAAGCGGCAAACTACAATAGCAATTCACCTGCGAACGTTGCGCGCAGTCCTCAACGATGCAAAGCGCTTGGGCGTGCTCAAAGAATCGCAATACCCGTTTGGCCGGGGACGATACGAAATACAAGCCGGTACGGGGCGCAAAATGGCCCTTACTTTGGAGCAAATAGGGCAAATAGCCAATTATGACGATGGGAGCGAGGCGACGGCCAAATACCGCGATTATTGGCTATTTCTCTACCTGTGCAATGGGATTAATGTTGCCGACTTCGTGAAGTTGAGGTACAGGGACATTGTGAACGGCGAAATTTGTTTCGTCCGGCAAAAGACTGAATCCACCAGTCGAACATTGCGGGATATACAGGCGGTATTGACGCCTCCGATGCAGACTATTATCGACCGCTGGGGGCAAACACCATACCCCGACGCGTTTATTTTCCCAATCTTGACCGGTAAAGAAGATGCGATAACCCGTAAGAATAAAACCAAGTACCTGACCCGTGCGATCAACAAGCGCATGAAGGAGGTCGGTGAAAAGCTCGGCATCGGTAATATCTCGACCTATACGGCCCGGCATTCGTTCGCCACGGTGTTAAAGCGGGCGGGAGCTAACATTGCCTATATCTCGGAAAGCCTCGGTCATCAAGACCTCAAAACAACGGAGAATTACCTCGCCAGCTTTGAGCGGGAGGAGCGGGTAAAGAATGCAGAAATATTAACTAAATTTTAATAACATATGAAATATAGTAATTTGTATAAATTGGAAATATGCGATGCCGTATTCCGCGTTTTGCGATTGCTTAGGGATATTGGGGAGACAAATTTAGAAGATGGCGAAATAGATGCCGATTCCGATAAAATAGATTATTTGGACGAGGCGGAATGTGTGCAAACACTAAATAATATTTGCTCCGTTATATGCGCAGAATATAAGAAATGCGAATGTCCATATATAGAATTTTTCGACGACAAATTAGACGATATAGAAACCGCTATGATGCCGTTGGATGATAAGGGGAGGAATGTCTTGTTATCACGAGCGATTCGTTTTGCGCCGGTGTGTCAATATGTAGAATTTGCAAATGCGGAATTTGGTCGTAAGGCATTCGATGTATTGAAAAAAATATATCCTCACGAAGAATATGCGGATTTTTCATGCATGCTTGATGCATTAGAGGAGTATATGTCAGGATTAAAAATGTTTGCCATTGATTTTGGCCTCATAGATACCTTATTAATAGACGATGAAATCAAGCAGGCGTTATTGGAAATGCCAGACAGGTATTTTGTGCTTGATTGTTTTTATGCAGAAGGAGGCAATCCACGTAAGAAGCAAGGTAAAACCATTCCTCGTACCCACAGAATCGCCGCAGTTTGGGGGTTGATTAATAAATTGAACCTCCAAGCACATATGGATAAAACAAACCTCGCTGCTTTTGTTGAAGCGGTTACAGGCGGAAATATAGAGTGCAAACCCAAAGATACGGTAGCTTATAAAGAGCCCGAGTCCACTGCAAAAGAGGCCGCCGCAGAATGGCTAAAAAAAATAGGGGTGAAATGAAAATTTAGGACGTCCGACGTTTAGTCCGACGTCTTTTTTGTTTGCTCCTTTGCATCGTGATCGATCACTAACGCCCGGACGCGGGCAAGTGTTCAATTTTTAAAACTTCACGATGCTATGGATAACACCGTAATCGTAACAACTCCCGCGCAACTGCAATCCATCATTACCGATGCAGTAAACGCGATTCTTCCCAAACTCGCCGACTTCCGGCGCAAAAATGAGCCCGTCGAGACAGACGGAGTGAATATTGAGGACGCCGCCCATTTCCTGACCGAGCAGGGCGTCCCCACTACTCGGGCAACGCTCTACAATCACGTATACAAAAATACGATCCCGTACAAGAAGGTCGGACGTCGCATAGTGTTCTCGAAAAAGGCGCTTTTGACGTGGATTGATTCACGCACCGTCCGGCCGGAGGATGAACGGGCTGCTGCTACTTTGCGTATTGCCGAAAGTGCCAACCGTAAATAACACCAGGGCTATGTATGAAATGAAGATCGCCGCCGGCGCTCGAAGCGAGCGCGCAGCGGCAACCCTTGGTGTCCATACCGACAAAGGTACGCAAAAAACTTTGGCTTTCCACCAGCAGAGGGTCTATGATTTGCTTCAATCAGGCAAAAAATATTCCGTCGCAGACATTTCCGTCGCCCTACGATTATCCGATCCTCGGAGTTGCATACGCGATTTGAGGGCCAAAGGCATCGACATCCTCGATGAATGGGTGCCCAGCGAGCACGGCAGTAAATTCAAGCGGTATTTTATCCGGAAGGAGGCCGACCATGAAGCGTAATAGTTTTATTTTTTATCGTTCTTTTCGGGGTGCGATGGAAGGGCTTGCACCCGTTGACTATCGGTTATTTATGGATGCGGTTGTAATGTATGGCCTTGACCGTATCGCCCCCGACTTGCCGCCTGATCTATCCCGTATTTTCTATGATTATTGCTACCCTCAACTTGAGGCGGATTGGGTTAAATGGGAGCGTAAGCAAGCCCGGAAAGGAGGTACACGATGATCCGCGACACGATGGTCTATTACCGCTCATTCCGTGAATCTTTGCGCGAATTACCGCCGGATTTGTATAAGGTCGTATCGGAAACGATATTCGACTATGCTTTTGAAGGCATTGCGCCTCGAGCGGATAGCAATGCAGTTGCAAAGGCGTTGTTTATTGCGATCAAGCCCGTAATCGATAACGCACATAACCGATACGACGCCTGTGTGGAGAATGGCCGAAAAGGTGGAGCGCCCAAAGGAAGCCGAAATAACCCAAGTGGCAAGGCGGGCGAACCTAACCAAAGACCTAACCAAAGACCTAACCAAAGACCTAACCAAAGACCTAACCAAAGACCTAACCAAGAACCTAACCTTTATAAGGATAAGGATAAGGATAAGGATGTAGATAAGGATGTAGATAGTAAGGGGGATTGTAAGGGGGAGCCTACGAATGTAGAAGGTAACGACACTTCGGTAACGACGAGCGCGGACAAGCCGCGCCGAGGGACTACCAAACGCACGGCGTTTGTCGTCCCCTCGCTCGAAATAGTCAAAGATTATTTTTCTACGATCAAAGGAGGCGATACGGATGCGGAATGCTTTTACGACTATTTCACGGCCAACGGCTGGCGAACGGGTAAAAACCCGATAAAAGACTGGAAAGCCGCCGCGCGAAATTGGATGCGCCGTAAACCCGAATTCAGCAACACGACCCAAAATCAAACTAACCATGAAACGAAGCGAATCTATCAAGACTTATAACCGCCCGGCGCCCGCTGAGGGACTTCCGGAATCGCCCGAGCTCGAAAGGGCTATTTTGGGCGCTTTGATTCTCGAACCGGATAAACTGCCCGACGTGGCTGAGATCGTCGAAAATTCGGCGTTTGTAGGCGCAAATAACGGCAAAATCTACGACGCGATGCTCTCGATGTTGGAGCGTGGCGATAAAATCGACTTCTATACGCTTTCGCAACGGCCGGAACTGAAAGACCGTGATATGTTGCGCTACTTCTCGGAGCTGACCAGCGCAGTAGGTTCCGGCGTTAACGTGCTGGATCACGCCCGGCAGCTCGCAGACACCGAAACGCGGCGGCGTTTATGCCTTTTCGGCTACGAACTCGCGGCGCGTGCTGTGTCGGATCCCGACGGCGTTGTGGATTGGGCTACTTCGGAAATAACCGCAATTGCAGACCGGGTCTCGCGGCCGGAGGACATTGCGCCGTTGTCGGATGTCGTGCGAGCTACCCTCGACGATCTGGAGCGACGACAGCAGGCCAGGCAAGCGGGCGAGTGCATCGGTATTCCTACGGGGCTACGACGGCTTGACGCATTGACCGGAGGCTGGCGTGGCGGGCAGCTCGTGGTGTTGGCTGGCCGTCCGGGAACGGGTAAAAGTGCCACGATGTTGCATTTTGCCCGTGCTGCGGCAGCGTCGGGCGTCCCGGTGTGCATATTTTCGTTGGAAATGCCCGCCGGGCAGCTGGCCGGGCGTATGCTGGTCGGGGGGTCTGGGGTCGATTCGCAGGCGTTCCGAGTGGGTAGCGTCGATACGACCGGGTGGTCACAACTGGAGCAAGCCGGCGCGGAGCTTTCGGCAATACCTGTGTACCTCAACGACCGGGCCAATATCACCATAGGGGCTATACGCTCGCAATGTAAGGCAATGCACCGCCGGGGACGGTGCGGGATGGTCATTATCGACTACCTGCAACTTCTCGACACCTCGACCCGCAATCCGAACAGCACCCGCGAGCGGGAGATAGCTGCCGCCAGCCGTTCGGCAAAATTGCTCGCAAAGGAACTCGATGTTCCGGTTATCTTGTTGTCGCAGTTGTCGCGCAAGGTTGAGGAGCGCGCCGATAAAACACCGTTGCTGTCCGACCTCCGGGAATCGGGAGCTATCGAGCAGGACGCCGATATGGTCGTATTTATCGACCGCCCGGCGATGTATGGTGCGCAAATGATTACCACGACCCGCTACGGGCTTATATCGTCCGAAGGCGTCGGGGTGCTGCATATCGCCAAGAACCGAGAGGGTGCGACGGGGCGGATTTATTTCCGACATAACGAGAGCCTGACCCGGATTACAGACTATGAGACCACGGCGAATATCTCGACGGACGAAACCCAATTTTGACGAAATGCGCGATTTTAGCGCATGAAAATACCCACGTGGGACAAGTGCCCACGACATGAAGGAAAATAGAAATTTGAAAGAATACACCATGAAAAAACGAATATTATACAATCCTCTGACGGATGAATTTACCACGTTGGGCGATAAGTTTGAGAAAATCGCCCATAATAAGGTCAACGGAATGTACTGTTACAAGCGCACCACCTCCGATGGACTAACCTATTACGAAGTGTTCAAAGCGCCGAAGCGAGTATGCAAAGACGGAGGAAAGCATGAATGCTATCCGCAAACAGCGGAATTCGGATTCGGTACGGCCCTTTGCATCCGCGGAGGAGAGAAGCGCACCGCTGACAAAATCGCCTTCTATATGGCCAACGGTTTCGAGGCGGGGAGGTTCCGTGCATGACTGGCCGACAGGTGCAAATAGCCCAAGAAACAACTATTTTTCAACTAATAAAACAACATGAAGCAGATTAAGATCGACAACCAACACGGTATCGGGCTGACGCTCGACCGCGTAACGACCACGATTGTAGACAGCAACGGCACACACAGGGGTGATGACGAAATTATCCTGTACGTCCCGGACGCAAGCGATTACGACACGGATTTCATACAGGGCAACTGCGCAATGCTGTGTTTTAGCCCTGCCCAAGCCATAAGATTGGCGCGTAGACTATTGAGGCTGGCAGGAAAGGCAAAAAAAACATAGGCGGATCTACGCCGCCTATGCCCAACCCAAAATCGTAACCATCCTATGAAAGCCACAGGCAAATGTAATTGTGAAACATTAAAAAACAACTAAAACCATGCAAGAGCAAGACAAACAGCGGGGTGTGTACATCCCCGAGTATGAAGAAGAGGACAAGGCATTAGCGAAAGAGTGGGCGCAGGCACTTCCCGACGCCGAGCATCCCGGTTATGTCCCCAAAGATTCGGCCATAAATCCGAATATCCGGTTTTGAACCAATGCAAACTAAACTATTATCGAATATGAAAGCAAAGACAAACAAGCACGAAGAGTATATTAAAGCCCACGCAGCCGCTATTCCCCAACTTGAGGCCGCAATCCAGCAACTGAAAGTGGCGCGCCTGGACGTATCCACCGAAAGCATTGCGGACATTGCGCTGTCTGACGGCAAGGCTATCCGAACACAGGCGAAACGGCTTGCCGCCGAAGACGCGAAGCATATAAAGATCATAACGACACGGGAGGAGCTCACAGCGCGGGCAAATGAGTACATGAATAGCGTCATCGACAATTCACAACAGGCGATCAAAAATGCGCTGCGTGTCGGTGAGGCTGATGCCCTCGACCCTAAGGCATTTATCGTAAGCGGGGATAAGGTCAAATTGTCTACCGACTGGCTGGCCGACCAGCACCAACGGCGTACGCTCGAAGTGGCAGTAATGCGCGGGCGTGTACTTCAGCAATGCGATCAGGTGCGCCGTGCGGTTGAAGCATTGAATACTTTGATCGCGGATCATCCGAGTTTCAAGACTGCGATCCTGCCGGAAGACACGGACTACCGTAGTGTCATTAGGGTATCATACGAAGGTACCATAGAACTCCATCCCGACGCGTTGGATTGCCTCAAAGAATAAGAGAGGGGGATGAACTGCACCCCAAAAGTTGGACATAACTTTTGGGGTGTTTTATGAAGTACAGTTATGAGGAGAAATTAGCGGCAGTTTTGTCTGTTGTCAGAGGG